GTAACTGGTAACGCTGACACAGCAACTACTTTAGAAACAGCAAGAACAATCGGTGGAGTATCATTTAATGGTAGTGCGAATATCAATTTACCTGGTGTTAATACATCTGGTAATCAGGATACTTCAGGTAACGCAGCAACTGCTACTGCTTTAGAAACAGCAAGAACAATTGCTGGTGTATCATTCGATGGTTCCGCAAATATTTCAATTGCTCCTACAGATTTAACAGGTGTTACAGCAACTGCTGCTGAAATTAATAAACTAGATGGTGTTACTGCTACAACTGCTGAATTAAACTTCATAGATGGTGTAACAAGTGCTATTCAAACACAATTAGACACAAAAGCGACAACTAATTTTGCTATTGCTCAAGCAATTGCATTAGGTTAATTAATAGTTATAAATAGTTTTAAAAGAAACTATAATTGTAGGGTAAAATGGCGAATCCAAGTAGTAGGGAAACTTTAAAACAGTATGCATTAAGAGCACTAGGAAAACCTGTTATTGAAATTAATGCTGATGACGATCAATTAGAAGATAGAATTGATGAAGCGTTACAGTATTTTGCTCAATATCATTATGACGGTGTTGTTCGTACTTATTTAAAATATAAATTCACTCAAGCAGATAAAGATAGAATGAAATCACCAGAAGGTGACACATCTTCATCTGGTACTAAAAATTCAGTAACTACATCTTTTGAAGAAGGCAACAATTATATTGTTATGCCTGATACTGTTCTATCAGTAATGAATATTTTTAATTTATCTGATAGACACAATTTAAATATGTTTGATGTAAGATACCAATTAAGATTAAACGACCTTTACGATTTTTCCTCAACATCAATTATTCACTACGATATGACAATGAGGCATTTAGATTTACTAGATCATATTCTAGTAGGAGAGAAACCTATTAGATTTAATCAACATAGTAATAGACTATACATTGATATGGATTTTAAAAATGATATTGAGGTGGATGAATATTTGATTATAGAATGTTGGAGAAAACTTGATCCAGATACCCATACAGATGTATATAACGATATTTTTTTAAAAAGATATGTTACTGCTTTATTTAAAAAACAATGGGGCGCTAACTTATCTAAATTTAACGGTGTAGCGATGATAGGTGGTGTTACTCTTAATGGACAAGAAATTTTTACTCAAGCATTACAAGACATTGAGAAATTAGAAAAAGAAATTAGAGATTCATTTGAAACGCCTGTATCCTACCTAATAGGGTAATAGTCAATGGCAGTAAATCATTATTTCCAAGGTGGTCAAGGGATTGGTGAGCAATCAGAAAAAAGATTGCACGAAGACCTTATCATTGAAGGATTAAAAATTTATGGACAAGATGTCTATTATCTTCCACGAACATTAGTCAATAGAGATTTAGTACTCAACGAAGATCCTGCTAGTTCTTTTGACGATAGTTATTTAATTGAAGCATATTTTGAAACACCAGACGGATTCCAAGGCGATCAGGAAATAATCAACAAATTTGGATTAGAAATTAGAGATGACACAACGTTTGTCATTGCAAAAAGACGTTGGGACGATCAAGTTGATAATACAGCAACTATGATTGTAGAAGGAAGACCTAACGAAGGTGATGTTATTTACTTCCCTTTAATGAAAAAGTTTTTTGAAGTTCAATTTGTAGAAGATCAGGAACCATTCTTTCAATTAGGTAATCTACCAGTTTATAAATTAAGAGTTACAACGTTTGAATACAGTTCAGAAAGATTTAGTACAGGTATTACTAATATAGATACTAAAGCAGATGAAAATTCATTAGACGCATTTAATTTCCAATTTAGTTTAGAAACTGCTACAGATGGTGGTACTGGTGCATTGATATTAGAAAATAATGATGGTACAGATGATGGAAATACTTATTACTTAATACAAGAATCATATTCTCTTGCTACTCAAACAGATGACTTTGCTGACAATGATACATATGATAGTCAAGCAGGATTTAACTCAACAAGCGTTGCTGATGATATATTAGACTTTACTGAAAGAAACCCTTTTGGTGACGCAGATAACGGATTATAAAGATGTTTGGAGATTATTTTTACAACGAATCATTAAGAAAAATTATAATAGCGTTTGGTACGTTATTTAATAATGTACAGGTACGAAGAAAAGACTCAAATGGTAATGCTGTACAATCAATTAAAGTGCCATTGTCATATGGACCTAAAGAAAAGTTTTTGGTTAGATTGGATGAACAACCTGATTTAACTGATAAAAATTTCGCTATTACTTTACCTCGTATGGGTTTTGAAATAGCGGGAATATCTTACGACCCTACCCGTAAGTTGGCCAGAGTCGGTAAGTACAAAGCAGTAAATTCTAGCGATGCTAACAGATTAGAGTATATGTACAATCCTGTTCCCTACAACATTGACATAAACCTATACACATTTACTGCTACTGCCGACGCTGGACTACAAATTATAGAACAAATTTTACCTTACTTTCAACCAGATTATACATTAACAATTAATTTAGTTCCAAGTATGAGTATCAAAAGAGATGTACCAGTTATTTTAACAGGTATCAATTATGAAGATAGTTACACAGGTAATTTTACAAGTAGAAGAGCGGTGATCTATCAATTAACATTTACTGCTAAAACTTATCTGTATGGTAAGAAATCATCACAAGGTGTTATTAAAACAGTTCAAGCAGATGCTTATACAGATACAACTGGCGCTGAAGGTAGAGAATTAAGAATTACTGTAGAACCAAGTCCAACTTCAGCAAGTGCTGATGATGATTTCGGATTTACAACAACAATAACAAATTACGCTGATGGTAAGTCGTATGATCCTGTAACTGATACAGATACATAGGAGAAATTATGGGTATTGATGATAAAATTAATGAAGTATTAGGTATTGAATCAAATACAAAAACAGTTACCGTTGAGTCTAAACCACCTGTTCCTAGAGTTGAAGATAAGAACAAAGAAGATATGGATAATGATTACAAATACAGTAGAGAAAATTATTACAATCTTATAGAACGAGGACAAGACGCAATAGATGGTATATTAGATATTGCAAGAGAAGGACAACACCCACGTGCTTATGAAGTTGCTGGTAACTTAATCAAAAACGTTGCTGAAACAGTTGATAAGTTACAAGACTTACAAAAAAAATTAAAAGATTTAAAACAAGTACCTAAAGGAACAACTCCACAAATTAAAAACGCTTTGTTTGTAGGTAGTACAGCACAATTACAAAAAATGTTAAAGGGTCAGCAGATAGAAAAAGATGAAAGTATTAAAAGCGCTAACACAGAACCTGAAGAAAAAGATATTTAACATATCAGAATTAGGTTATATTAAGTCAATGACACCTCTAAAAGAATTATTAGAGGGTGAAGAAATGATAGATCCAATTGAGATTATAAGATATAAAGTTTCAGATAAACCAAAATTAGGTGCTTCTGGAATGCCATATATACAAAAAGAGTTTAAAGTTAAAAGAGGTAGTCAAAGAATACAAGCAGCACTACAACTAGGATATACACACATAGAAGGAATTATTATAAATGAGTGAAGCATATTTAGGAAACCCTAACCTAAAAAAGGTTAATGTTAAACAAGAATACACTAAAGAACAAATTGTAGAAATACAAAAGTGTATGAAGGATCCTATTTACTTTATTAAAAATTATATTCAAATTGTTTCACTTGATAAAGGTCTTGTACCATTTGAGTTGTATGACTTCCAAGAAAAATTAGTAGATACATTTCACAATAATAGATTTACAATCTGTAAAATGCCACGTCAAAGTGGTAAATCAACAACCATTATTTCTTATCTACTTTACTATTCTATTTTTAATGATAATAAGAATATAGCAATTCTTGCTAACAAAGCAGCAACTGCTAGAGATATTTTATCACGTTATCAACTTGCATATGAAAATTTACCTAGTTGGTTACAACAAGGTGTTATCAATTGGAACAAAGGTAACATAGAATTAGAAAATGGTAGTAAGTTAGTTGCAGCAGCAACATCTTCAAGTTCAGTAAGGGGATCATCTTTTAACATTATCTTCCTTGATGAGTTTGCTTATGTACCACAACAAATTGCTGAATCGTTTTTCAGTTCAGTTTATCCTACAATCTCTTCTGGTAAAGATACAAAAGTTATGATAGTATCTACACCTCACGGAATGAATATGTTTTATAAACTATGGGTAGATGCTGAAGAGAACAGAAATTTATATAAACCTATTGAAGTGCATTGGAGTGAAGTACCAGGTAGAGATGAAAAGTGGAAAGAAGAAACAATTAAGAATACAAGTAAAGAGCAATTTGAAGTAGAGTTTGAGTGTGAGTTTGTAGGTTCGATTGATACTTTAATCAAAGCAAGTAAGTTAAGAACAATGACACACAAACCACCAATTTATTCTAAAGATGGTTTAGATATATTTCATAAACCAGTAAAGGGAGAAGAATACTTTATTACTGCTGATGTAGCAAGAGGTACATTGAAAGATTATTCTGCTTTAGTTGTTTTTAATGGTAAAGCACCATATAAGATAATGGCACGATATAAGAGCAATGAAATTAAACCATTAATCTTTCCTCACGTTATACAACAAGTTGCTAAACAGTTTAATAACGCTCACGTTTTAATCGAAGTTAATGATTTAGGACAACAGGTTGCTGATACACTACATTACGAATTAGAATATGACAATATTTTGATGGCGTTTATGAGAGGTAGAAATGGTCAGATATTAGGCGCTGGATTTAGTAAAAGAGGAACACAATTAGGTGTTCGTATGACAAAACAAGTTAAAAGAATAGGTTGTACAAACTTAAAAACACTTGTTGAAGATAATAAGTTTGTTATAGAAGATTATGAAACTATTAAAGAATTAAGTACATTTATAAGACGTGCCTCATCTTTTGAAGCGGAAGAAGGAGCAAATGACGATATTGTTATATGTTTAGTCATATTCTCCTGGTTAGTGAATCAACGATATTTTAAAGAAATGACTAATTCTGACGTAAGAGCAATGCTGTTCCAAGAACAAGAAAACGCAATAGAACAAGATATGGCACCGTTTGGATTTATGGATGACGGTTTAAATGACGCTGAAGCGGAAGTAGATGAGTATGGAACAATGTGGCATCCTGTTACTATACATAAAGGGGATATCTTGTAGTTTTCAAGTCTTATAAATATCTAATGAAATCGCACAATAAACATTATAAGAGTTTTTATTTGCAAATAAAAAAAATATGAAAAATTTTGTTATAATTAATTTACGTAAATTTTAAGGAGAAACCAATATGGCATTTCAAGTATCACCAGGTGTTCTCACAAAAGAGATAGACTTAACGCAGATCATACCTGCTGTAAGTACTTCAATTGGTGCTGTAGCAATCTATGCTAAACAAGGTCCTGTTGATGAAGTAGTTTCCATTTCTTCAGAAAAAGATTTGGTTAATACATTCGGAAAACCTGACACAGACACTTTTGAATACTTTTTTACTGCTTCAAACTTTTTATTATATTCTAATGCTTTGAGAGTAGTAAGAATTACAAACAGTAGTATTTTAAATGCTACTGCTAATAGTTCAGGTCTTTTAGTGAAAAACACACAAGATTACGAAGACAACTATGCTGACGGCTCAGGTGCTGTAGGACATTGGGTTGCTAGAACAGCAGGAACTTGGGGTAACAACCTAAAAGTATCTGTTTGTCCAAGCGCCACTGCTTACGAACAAACTTCAGCAAATAATAGTAACTTACTAGTAGATGACGCTTCAACAGCAGTTGGCGATACAACAATAACTGTTGATGATGGTACATTACTAAATGTAGGTGACATTATAAACTTTAACGAAACAGGTGGTTACGAATATAGAGTAACTGCTATATCATCAAATGATGTTTCGTTTTGTAGAAAAGAAGAACCATTACACTTCGATGCTAATGACTCAAATGGGTTACACACAGCAGTTGCGGACGATAGTCCAATTAGAAGAAGATGGCAATATTACGATTCAGTAGAAGGCGCTCCAGGCACTTCAGATTATGTTTCACAAAGAGGTGGATCAAATGATGAAATGCACATAGTCGTTATTGACGAAGATGGAGGAATATCAGGTGCAAAAGGAACAGTTTTAGAAACATATTCTAAAGTTTCAAAAGCATCCGATGGTAAATCACCACAAGGTGACGACAACTACTATCCAAACGTAATAAAAACTAGATCAGAATACATTTACTGGATGGATCACAACACTTCAGGAACAACTTGGGGCGATGCTGCTGCTGGTACAACATACACAGACGTAACAGATCCTTTTGTTGATTCTCTTGCAGGTGGGTCAGATGGTTCAGCACCAACTAACGGTGAGAAGAAAACTGCTTACGAAAAGTTTTCTGATACTGACTCTGTTGATGTTGGATTAATTATGGCAGGTCCTGCTGATCAAACTCACGCAGATAACGTGATTACTATTGCTGAAAATAGAAGAGATGCAATAGCATTTATCTCGCCTGAAAGATCAGATGTAGTTAATGTAACTAACAACTTTACACAATTAAGCAACGTTAAAGACTTTCATAGTAACGTAAAATCAACATCATATGCTGTACTTGACTCAGGTTATGTTTATAAGTACGACAGATACAATGATGTGTTTAGATTTGTTCCTTTGAACGGAGATGTTGCTGGATTATGTGCTAGAACAGACTTAATAGCAGATAGTTTCTATTCACCTGCTGGGTTGAATAGAGGTATCTTAAAAGGTGCTGTTAAACTTGCATTTAATCCTACAAAACCACAAAGAGATGAGTTATATCCAAACAGAATCAATCCTGTTGTTTCACAACCAGGAACTGGTACGTTATTGTTTGGTGATAAAACTGCTTTGAAATCTCCAAGTGCTTTTGATAGAATCAACGTTAGACGTTTATTCATATTATTACAAAAAGCGATTGCTACTGCTGCTAAATTTCAACTCTTTGAGTTCAATGATGAATTTACTAGAGCACAGTTTAGAAACATAGTAGAACCGTTTTTAAGAGATATACAAGGTCGAAGAGGTGTTGTAGATTTCTTGGTAGTATGTGACGAAACAAATAACACTGGCGAAGTTATTGATAGAAATGAGTTTGTTGCAGACATCTTCATCAAACCTGCTCGATCAATCAACTTTATAACACTAAACTTTATAGCAACTAGAACAGGCGTAGCGTTCGAAGAGGTTGCTGGCTAATAAATAGGAGGATAATATGCCAAATATTAATGATTTTAAAGCGAAATTAGCTGGCGGTGGCGCAAGAGCCAACCAATTCAAAGTTACATTACCTTTTCCAGGTTATGCACAAGTTGGTGGTGAAACCGAAGCAATGTCGTTTTTATGTAGAGCAACACAGTTACCAGGAATGGAAGTTGGAGTTGTAGAAGTACCATTTAGAGGTAGAATTTTATACCTTGGTGGTGATAGAACATTCGCAGAATGGACTGTCGAAATATTAAACGATACAAACTTCTTAATAAGAAACGCAATGGAGAGATGGTCTAATGGTATCAACAACGTAACAGACGCTGAAGGATTAACAAATCCTGCTGATTACCAAGCAGATGCCTTTATAGATCAATTAGATAGAAACGGAACAACAATTAAATCTTATACTTTAAGAGGTTGTTTTCCAACAACTATCGGTGATATTGGATTGAATTTTGACCAAACTACTGCTATCGAAACTTTTTCAGTAAATTTCAGATACCAGTACTTTGAAACAAACACTACTACATAGTAGAATATATAATTGAGAGGATATAAATTATGGAGTTATTCGGTTTTAAAATTGAACGTTTAACGTCAAGCAAACCAGAATCGAAACAAAGTATTGTTCCACCAGCGAATGATGACGGCACACAAGTCGTCTCCGCTGGTGGTTACTTCGGTTCTTATGTTGATATTGAAGGTACTGCCAAATCAGAAGCAGACCTAGTTAGAAGATATAGAGAGGTTGCCTTACATCCAGAATGTGATATGGCAATTGAAGATATTATTAATGAAGCAATCGCAGCAAACAATACAAATAAACAACCAATCGAATTAGATTTATCACATTTACCTGAAACCTATTCAGATAAAATTAAACAATCTATTAGAACAGAATTTGACGAAATATTAAGACTTTTAAATTTTGGAACAAAAGGGCACGACATCTTTAGAAGATGGTATGTAGATGGTCGTTTGTTCTATCATAAAGTTATTGATACAGAGT